GTTTGTTTATAATATTCTCTAACTAACGTATTGTTATCTACGTTAGAGTAATCTGCGTTAAGCCGCACGTAATCAGCGACTGTACCACCAGTTTCTTCCATGAACGAAACTAGCTTTTCAATATTTTCTGGTAGCGGTTTACCTGTTTGCTCCGCTTTTTCTACAGCTTTTTCTACAGCTTGTACAGTTTCATTAACTTCTTCTTCATCAACTAATGTTAATGGAGATTCTACTGCTTCTTCGGTGGCCCGTATTTCTTCAACCACTTCTTTGCTGTCGCCACTGTCTTCGGGCTTTTCGACAATAGCATTGCTATCATCTGTCTCTTGTGTTTGAACGGCATCTTCTTTTTTTATTTCTACTTTAGTAACTTCAGGTATAACTTCACCTTGCGCTTCAACCGATGTTTTTGGTATTTCAACTTTAGTTACTTTATTTGCTTTACCTAAGTTTTTAGGTTTAGAAGGAGTTTTCATCTTAAACTCTCCTTCTTGTTTTACTTCTTCTGACATAATATAATATAATTAAATAATTAAAAGTTTTTTTTAACGAGGTTCAAATTGTTCTAGTCCAAATCCTCCAAGTGAATCATTACCAGCAGACTCAAAGTTTTTAGGTAATTCGTCGTTTTGTCTTTGTGATATCATTTCAGATTGTTGCGTGCCAATAATTCTAGCACGTTCATCTTTACGATTTTCTATTTCTTTTTCTCTAGTAGTTTCAGCATCAACTCTAGATTTAGCTAACTGAATGTTGTAGTTAAACTCTTGCTCCATCAACTGCTTTTTGATTTTAGCCTCCATCTCCATTTTTTGTATTTCAAATTGAGATTTAGCTTGCTCAAGCTGCATCTTCTGCTCTGTTAATACTTGTTGTTTTTGAGTTTCAACTAAAGCAGTTTGCTCTGCAGTCTGAGCGTTAGCCTGTGCTTGCGCTTGTATGTTAGCCATCTGAGCTTGCTGAGCTTCCTCAGCTTTAACCTTTTGTCTATACTTAAGATATTGATTAGCTAATTTTATGTTGCTTATCTCCCTAATATCAATAGCATCTTCTAAACCTATTTGACCTGTTTGCAAAGCCACTTGTATATTCTGCTCTAGCTTTTGCTTTTCTTCTTCATCTGGTTCTAAGTCTAAGAATATTCCAAACTCATGCATGTTTAATTTATCTATTTCATCTAACGTAGCAACGTTAAATTGATTTATAGAAGACATTAAAGCATTTTTAGTAAGCGGAAAGCTTAACATGTCAGCAACTCTTAAGCTTATGTTTTCTGCAGTTCTTATAGTTAAATACATTAACGATTGTAGTATGTGCTTAGTAGCTGTGTTTGATGCTGCAGCAGCTAGTTTCTGTAATCCTACTAAAGCATTTTTATCTGGTTGACTACCATCACGAGCTTCATTTAATCCCGTCACATCACGTATCATTTGTAAGTAGTATTGATACGTTTGAGTTAACGCCTGTATCTTTGACATACCAGAAGATGTTTGTAGCTCTTGAATTGGTACTCTACCAGGATTCATATCACCATCAACTGTCTTAGATCTACCAACTATACTACCAGTTTGGAAGTACATATTTAAAGCCTCTTGAGGATTGTAGTTTGTACCATTACCAAGATCAACTTCCGCTAAACCATCTACATCTACAAATACGCCATCTGGTACCATGCGCGCTAGAACTTGCTGTATTTTCAAATGTGTTAATTGAATCATATCAGCAAACCCAATACACTTACTTACTAAACTTTCTATACGACCTTTGTACATTCTAGGAGCAGATATACTATAGTTCATTTGAACTTTAGTCTGATCACTATATGGTCTAGTCATATTTTCAGACAGTTGCCATTTAAGCATTTTCTCATGACCTAATATCTTAGCGCCACTATATAAAACCTCTATAGCTCTATGTACTCTTTCAAAGTTATCATTTTCAGGTGGATTAAAATCACCTGGCTTTTCTAAAGCTTTTTCTAAACCTTGATCTGTTTGTTTAATTTTAAATACCTGATTGTTATATGTTTTGTATTCAAAATAAAGAACCTGTATATTATTGTAGTTATCGTCTTGACCTCTGTAATTTCTAGTATAATTAGAATCACCTGGGTATTTTTGTATTTCATCTAACTCGCTATCAGTTAGGTATGGAAATTGTTTTTTAATCTCTTGTAAACTTACGCTTTTAACTTCACCTACGTAATATATATCTTCAAAGTTAGGATCTTCTGTGTAAGAATAAACCAAACTAGAAGGATCAACATAATCTACTGTAACTCCATTGGATACATTGAAATCAGTTTTAACAGCTGATATACCTAACACAACTAAATCGTAAGCTAATCTTTTCTTTACTTCGTCATACTTGTTATAATCAAACACGTTTGATATAACTTCTTCTTCAGCTATTTCTATAGATTGTTTATAGCTTAATTGAAGATACAAGTTTAATTCTTCTTTGTTTATAGGTAAATCATCTGGATCAGGTGTAGCAAAATAGTTTTGCCCTGTCTCAGCGTTTAACTGCATTATAGTTTCTCTGTTTTCAATATCACGTAAAGCATTAAAAGCAAAGTCAGTTCTTTCTTTTATAGCATATGGATCTGATGCAAATGATTTTATAGCATAACCTTTGTCAGTCATACCATTTACAACAATATCTACAAACTTGGACAACACAGCTACTGGCTTCCAATCTAAATTAAGATAAGACAAATCACCGTTAATAGATAATTCATCTTTATATTTAGCTACAGACTGTTCGCCTCTAGCGTACAATCTTAATCTGTGGAAATCCTGCCAATTGTTTCCAAAGCGACCACCAGCTCCTAAGCCACGATCACCTCTGAACCATTCATTTTCAATGGCTCTACCAACTTGATAACCGTAATCTAAAGTATTCTTTTCTACGTCTGGTACCACCTGACTTGGAAACGAACTATTAACATTAGTGTAAATCATCTATTTTATTATTTTTGATGTATGACCTGTATTGTCGTATTTGCCGAAGCTTAAACTAACTGGATCTTTTTTTACTAATTGAACTGGAGTATATTTATTTTTATTACAAGCCATTATAGCTAATCCTGAGCTTATCGTTGCATCAAACTTAGTTCTATTATTTATATTGAACTTAGCCCAATCCTCTAGTGTTCTTTGGAAATACATACTTCCATATTCATTTTCTTTTAAACCTACATAATCTTCTATGTACGATTCAATAGCAGCAGCATGTGCTTGCTTGATATCTTCTGATGAGTTAGGTATTCCACCTATCTCTCTTTCTGTAACTGAAAGCTTGTTGTAAAGTTTATCAGGTCTATTTATAGAAAACTTCCTATAACCTCTACGCTTTAAGTAGTACAGTAATCTTGGTTTGTTATTCTCTGCTAGTATAGGCATACCATAAAAATGTAATGCCATAAGTACATCTTCAAAGAATATTTCTGCTGTTGGTGGTCTTGATATATATTCTAAGAAAAACATATTAAACGGAGCGTCTTCCATGCTGAACTTAGTTAGACCGTGTAAAGATCCTTTGGATCCTTGCTTGTCTACAGTTCCTGATATATCATAAGAGTCACAACCAAAAGCACCGATATGTTCATTGCCAGGATATTTAACTCCATTTTTTATTATTACACGATTCTGCATGTTTGCAGGTGGAATCCAAGAAACAAGAAATCTACCATTTTTTTCAGGATAAAAATTAACTGTAGTATCTTTAATACCACCAGCCCATTGAAAGTTACCTTGTGTAACTAAAACTTTATTTTTAACATCTTCATTGTAATCTATCTGTTCGTATAATTTAGTTAGATTAAATAAAGATAATTTTGCTTCATCTCTAAACGCATGCTTTTCTGTTCTTGGGAACTGACGGTAGTATTCGTTTAAACCGTCTTGATCGTCTTTAAGACCATCAACTTCATTCTCCCAATGTTCTATAACACCTGTTGTTATTAAGTCGCCTTGCGGGTCTTTAACTGCGTCTTTTGGCGTTTCGAATACAGGTAGTCCATAAGCATCAATGAATCCTTCGTAGTTCCATTCCATAGGTATGAACAAAGAATATAATCCTGAGCTAGTCTGTCCATTGCGGTTTCTCTTTGTAACGTCTGAAGCATAGTATAATTTTTTAAAGTTTTCACCACCTTTATCCAAAGCGTTACTTGTAGATCCCATTAAACATTTACCTACAATTTTACTACCTAATCTTAATGTCGTCTTCGTGACTCGCCAGTTGTTGAGGATATTGTCTGGCCTCTCCCATTTGCCCGATTCGTCGTGTACGAGGAGCTTGAGCTTTTCACCATCGTACGAGTTGTCCCCTGTGTTCTTCCAGTCGATCGTGGTGTCGAGACCGTCGATCTCCTGTGGTGCTTCACCTTGATCAAGTTTTCTTCTGGTAAGCTTCGACGCTGGTACTCTGTAGGCAAGCTCTGTTTTTGGGCGGTCCATACCGTCTTGTATTGGCTTGAAGAAGAACGGGTAGTTAAGGGATATTGGTACAACCTTATCGGTGAACATCTTTTTAGCGTCAGCCCCAGATTTGGACAATATGCCGAACCGTGAATCAGATGATATTGTGGCCATGTTAACAGTTTCCCCTGATGCCATGAATGAAAAGCCAGAGCGTCTGTTCTTGAGGTAGGCCATTCCATAACAACGCTGGTCGGCTTTACACGCTTCCCAGAATATAAAGAAAAGCCTATTTGACTCTCTGTAATCGGCTGCGCCAACATCAATTTTACTCCACTGCAAGTACATGTAATGAGTGCCAGTGATATAAGTAGGAATACCTTTGTTATAGAACCAGAAACCTTCATCACGTCTTTTAAATTCTGTATCAATGTAATCATACCATTGCTCTTTAAAGTTAGATGGGTAACGATCCCAATCAAATACACTTTTTATTTTAGATAAAGCTTTAGGGTATTCTTCTTTAACCCACATTTGTTCTTCAACTTTTTTAGAAGAACTGTAAACTTTTTCATGCATCAATGGTAATGCTATTCTTAGGTTTTGTATCTCAATGATATCACCTACAGTACCATCTTTACTTATAATTATAATATCGTTTTCGACATCATAACCATACTCCCATTTTTTATACCTATTATTTTTTTTAATAACACTAGGTTTTATATGGTCTTTTATTATTTTAACTAAAGACTGATCGTACATTACCTTGATCTACCCTCAGCAAAACCTTTAAAACTTTTTTCTTTAGTTTCTCCAGGTTTATCTTCAAGCATATTTTTTTCTTCGTCTATTCTAGATAGTATTTCAAAAGCATCGAATATAGCTAGCTTTTTAGTAGCAGCTGCATTCTTAAGTCTATCTGCAGAAACATCATCTTCAGTATTAGTGATGATCTTTTCCTCAGCTACCTTAATAAGCTCGTTAACTGCTTTTTGCCCAGCTCGGATTATATTCCTTCTCGTTTCCTTTGAACTCATACTTAACTAAAATATCATTTGATTGCATACAATATA